ACCTACAGAAACACATTCTGAAAAAGCATCTAACAAAGTTGAAGGTCGTAAATACCAAGACAATGAAGATGGATTACGCCGTGTTTATCATATCTATACATACTTAGACTTAGAAGAAGACAAAAGAACTAAGGGTGAAACAGCTCCTTACGTTCTTATGATTGACGAATTAGATAACGAAGTATTAGGTCTATACAGAAATTGGGAGGAAGGCGATGAAACGTTTACTAAATTGGATTGGCTTATCGAATTCAAATTCATACCTTGGAGAGGTGCTTATGCAATCGGCTTGCCTCATCTTATTGGCGGGCTTAGTGCTGCTCTCACAGGCGCTCTTCGTGCTCTATTGGATACTGCTCATATTAATAATTCCGCTACAATGCTTAAACTCAAAGGTGCGAAGATTAGCGGGCAGTCTCAACAAATCGAAGTTACTCAAGTCACTGAAATAGAAGGGGCACCTGGCGTTGATGACGTTCGTAAGATTGCAATGCCTATGCCATTCAATCAACCGTCACCTGTATTGTTCCAATTACTAGGATGGTTAGACAACGCGGCTAAAGGTGTAGTCTCTACATCAGAAGAAAAGATTAAAGATATTAATGCCAACGCTCCTGTAGGTACAACACAAGCTCTTATTGAGCAAGGCGCAAAAGTATTTTCATCTATTCACTCAAGACTTCATGACTCGCAGAAACGCGTCCTCATGGTACTCGGACGTATCAATCGTTGGTACCTTGACGAACAAAAGAGAGGTGACTTAGTTGTAGATCTTCCAATTACACGCGAAGACTTTAAACGCAACTCAGACATTGTTCCTGTATCTGATCCGCATATTTTCTCTGAAACACAACGTATGGCTCAAAACCAAGCTGTGTTACAACTGATGCAAACATACCCACAATCGTTTGATGTTAATGCCGTTCTACAACGCGTATTAAAACAAATGAAAGTACCTGGTGTGAACGAGTTAATGCCTAATGCACCTAAACCTGTTGAGCAAGATTCCGCACATGAAAACGCGGCTATGGCTTTAGGTAAACCTGCATTCGCATACCCAAGACAAGATCATCTTGCACATATTCAATCTCACTTGAATTTTGCACTTGATCCTAACTTAGGTTCTAACAACTTAATCGCTCCTAAATTTATTCCACAAGTTTTAGAGCATATCAAACAACACATGATGCTTTGGTACACAAGTCAAATGCAAGGTTATGTCACAGCTAACCCAAATCTTGAGTTTGAAAAATACGAAGATAGTAAGTTTGCTAAAGAAATTGACAAGATCATGGCGGTTGCTTCTGACCACGTCAAACTTGATACACAACAAGTGTTTGCAAAAGTCACACCTGCACTTCAACAGTTAGGTCAAGTGATGTCTCAATTTGCTCCACAACCACAAGTTGACCCTGCTGATCAAGCGTTGTTACAAGCTTCACTCGCTGAAACACAACGTCGTACAGCTCGTGATCAAGGTGATTTACAAATTGCACAGCAAAGATTACAAAACGACATGACGCAAGACGAGAAGGATAGACAAGTCAAGATTGCGATGAATGCCGAAAACAATTTAACAACTGAAAGATTGAAGACAGCAGAACTTACTGTTGACGAACTTAGGTTGCGTAAAGAGCAGAACGAAACTGCGATTAAATTAAATGAAACAACTCAACGTAACTTAGGGAGATAACTATGGCAACGACCGATAAAGAACAATCAGGCGACTTAGTTAATATGCACAAGCGTATTAGCCACGGCGCATGGTTAGACGGTGAAACACTTCAAGAGTCAGGTTCCGCTACTATGCCAAAAGCAAATAGCGATCATGGCAACTTTGAATCAAGTGCTATCAAAAAAGATAACGCATGAGATATATTTCCGATGTTATTAGCGCTGTAGAGGCGCGTAAGGTAACGATAGAGAAGGCATTAGCGCAAGGTACCGCGTCTAACTACGACTCATATCAAAGACTCGTCGGAGAATATGCGGGACTTCAAACAACGATAGATATTATTAATAACCTTCTAAAAGAAGAGGAAGAACAAGAACTATGAATGACACACAGGTAGTTGGTGATTCAACTGATTTACGGGAAGCTTTTCCTGTTGTAGACCCTGGTGCTGTACCGTTAGGCGCAAGAATTTTAGTACAAATGCGCTTACCAAAGAAAAAAATGACGTCATCAGGCATCATTTTAGCCGAAGAAACTAGGGATACTGAAAAAGCACAAAACCCTGTCGGGAAAGTAGTGGCTATAGGTCCATTAGCGTTTAAAAAGCGCGACACAATGGAGTCATGGCCCGAAGGTTCGTGGGTAGATGTGGGCGATTACGTCCGCGTACCACGATGGACAGGTGATCGATGGGAAATTGCCATCAATCAAGACGACGTCGTGCAGTTCATGCTTATGAATGACCACGAAGTTATTGCTAAATTAACATCTAATCCACTAGAAATGAGGGCATTTGTATGATCGAAGATAAAGAAAATGAAATGATTGACGTTAAAGAAGAGGTTGATGGTTCAGCTGTTATTGAATTACCTGAAAGCATCCCTTCTCCCGACGTTAAAGTAGAAGAAGACTCTGACGAAGGTGATGAACAAGCTAGACAGAGAGAATTAGCCGATGGAGGCTCAGTTGATCCTGACGCTGAAGCTGTTCGTGAAGCTAAACGAGCAAAAAGACGTGCTCGTAAAGACTATCACAAGCAAGTTTCAGTCGAAAAAGACACTAAACTCCATATGCTCGAGAGACAAAACCAAGAATTATTAGAAAGATTGTCTGTTGTCGAGAGAAAAACCCAAGGTGGAGAAATTGCACGCATAAATAAGGCGATTGAAGATCAAGAGTCTAAAATTTTGTTTGCAAAACAGAAAATTAAAGAAGCCACAGAGACGGGTAACGGTGACATGCTCACTCAAGCTCAAGAAATGTGGTATGACGCTAAAAAACAGTACGAATCTTTAGAAGGTTTAAAGAAACACTCTGTTCAACAGCCTCAACAACAAACTATTCAAGCACCTGATCCAATTGTAGCTCGCTACGCAGGTGATTGGATGTCTGAAAACCCTTGGTATGACCCTAATGGTCGTGATTCTGATTCGAAAATAGCTTTAACTATCGATCAAACCATGGCAGAAGAGGGTTGGAACCCAAAATCACAAGAATATTGGGAAGAACTCGATAATAGGCTTGCAAAATATTTACCGCACCGTTATATTGGTGAGGTAGAAAAAAGCGTTAGTCCATCTACAAGAAGACCTAGAAATATCGTTACAAGTTCGGGTCGGGAAAGTGCGTCGAGTAGTGGTGGTAAAAATACATTTACCCTAGCTCCTGAGCAAGTCAGAGCAATGAAAGATGCAGGCATGTGGGATGATCCCGATAAGAGGGCGAAGATGATTCGCCGTTATGCAACCGAAAAACTTAATCAACGATAAAATATAGGAGAATTAAAATGGATTCACGTTTAAAAAAATCATTATCAGCAGGTGGACGCGAAAATCGCGCGAGTCATGATTCAGTTCGTGAGGCACCCGAGGATACGTTCGTATCATCCCAAGAGCGTCGTAAGATGTGGACAGATGAATGGACACAAAGCGCACTACCCAACGTCCCAAGTTTGAATGGGTGGCACATGTGTTGGTTGTCAACAACTAATAGTTACGACAGCATCGATAAAAGAATTAGACTAGGTTATCAACCTGTAAAATCGGAAGAGATACCAGGGTTTGAAAATTATCGAGTAAAAGCAGGTGACCACGAAGGCTATATCGCGTGTAATGAAATGTTATTGTTCAAGATACCCGAAGACGTGTATCAAGAAATTATGATTCATTTCCACCATGATGCTCCTCAAGATGAAGTGAACAAAGTTCGCGTTCAAACTGAGCAACAGCTTGGCGGTCGAGATAGCAACGGAAAACCCCTAGGTCAAATTGAAGGTGACGGTATGGATAGTTTAGACAAACCGAAAGCTGCGCCTATTTTTTAATAGCGTAGATTTATAATAACTTAGGAGTAATTTATGTCAGCAACAAACGCTCCGTTTGGTTTACGTCCTGCGTTCCATCCTTCAGGTTTGGATCGTGCTCAAGCACTCGCAGGCGGTATCCCAAGCGCATACAACACTGACATTCTAAAAGGCCAAGCCGTACTATATGTAGCAGGCTCAGGCGTAATTGAACCCGTAAATGCAACATCTGATCCTTTATCAGGCGCATTTGCAGGTGTAGAATGGACAGACACAACAGGTAGACGTCGCGTATCAAACTATTGGCCTGCTAATACAGCATACCAAACAGGTTCATGCGTAGCGTATTTTTATAACGACCCTAACA